CAACGACAGCGGCGCAATGGCAACCTATCCCCGCCGTGAGCTGCTGGGCCTGAGCAAGGCCGACCGCATGGCGATAGCCCGCCAGGTGATTGACTCGCTGGGGGTACGCTGATGGGAATTGTTGAACTGCTTCGCCTGCTGGAGAACATTGCGCGCACTGGCACGGTGACGGAGATTGACGAGAAAAACTGGCGCGTACGCGTGCAGAGCGGCGGACTGGAAACCACCTGGCTGCGCTGGACGGCGCAGCGGGCAGGGGCGTTTAAGGTCTGGGTGCCACCATCCATCGGCGAGCAGGTCTGGTTCCTGTGTCTGGGTGGTAATACCGACGTCGCATTCATCGGCGGCAGTCTGTACAGCGACGACAATCCGGCGCCGGGCGTATCACGTAACGAGATGATAGTGACAGCGCCGGACGGTGCGATGTTTTGTTATGACGCGGAGGCGGGCGCGTTGCAGGTGAAGGGGATTAAATCTGCCGTGGTTGAGGCATCAGTCAAAATCACGCTGGACACGCCGGAGGTGGAGTGCACCAACCTGCTGACCACTAAAAGTCTGAACGTCACCGAAGGCGGTGAGATGCGCGGTGATATCACTCACACCGATGGGGCGCTCACCTCTAACGGTGTACAGGTGGATGACCACGATCACGGCGCCGTCGAGCGTGGCGGAAGCTGGACGGAGGGCACGCGATGACAGAGCGCTATCGCGGGATGAATGCCGCAGGTACCGGCACCCTGACCGACGAGGATCATGTGTGGCAGTCGGTTAACGACATTCTGCTGACGCCGGTCGGCAGTCGCCTGATGCGCCGCAACTACGGTTCGCTGTGCCCTGACCTTATCGACAGCCCGCAAAACGATGTCACCCGCCTGCAACTGATGAGCGCGGCGGTGATTGCGCTGGCGGCATGGGAGCCGCGAATTGTGCTCGATACCATCAATGTAACGTACTCCGATAGTGGCGTCGTGACTGCCGAGCTATCCGGCATGCTGACCGAGACTATGGAAAAAAGCACCCGCGCGGTGACGTTAAGGGGTAATACCGATGCCGACAATTGACCTGTCACAGCTACCCGTGCCGACCATTATCGAGGCGCTGGACTTCGAAACCATTCTTACCGACGTAAAAGCGGTGATGGTAGCAGCTTTTCCGGAGGATCAGCAGGCATCAGTTGCGGCGGCACTGACGCTGGAATCTGAGCCGCTCACCATCATAGCTCAGGCGATGGCGTACCGTGAACTACTGCTGCGCCAGCGCATCAATGAGGGTGCAGCAGCCTGCATGCTCAGTCATGCGACCGGCGATGACCTGGACAATATCGCCGCCAACCTGGACACGGAACGCCTGGTTATCACCGAAGCCACCGACACCGCAGACGCGGTCACGGAAAGCGATGAGGCCCTGCGCCTGCGCGCGCAGGCTGCATTTGAGGGGATGAGCGTTGCCGGGCCGTCGGCGGCGTATGAGTATTTTGCGCGCAGCGCCAGCGGCCAGGTCTCTGACGCTCGGGCAACCAGCCCGTCACCGGCGGAAGTGGTGGTCGCGGTATTGTCTACAGAAGGCGATGGCACTGCGTCGGCGGCACTCCTGGCCGCTGTTGCTGCCGCCGTCAATGACGAAGAGGTGCGCCCCCTGGGCGACAGGGTGACAGTACAAAGTGCAGAGATCATACCGTACACGATTGACGCCACGCTTTACCTGTATCCCGGCCCGGAGTCGGAGCCGATTATTAACGCAGCGATGGCATCACTCCAGGCGTTTCTTGCGGATAACGATAAGAAAATTGGCCGCGATATTGTGCGATCCGCTATTTCGGCTGCCCTGCATGTTCAGGGCGTGCAGCGCGTGGTGATTAACACACCGGCCGCCGACCTTCAGATCGATAACACCCAGGCGGCACGCAATACCGGCTACACCGTGGACAATGGCGGGACAGATGAATAGCTCCCTTCTCCCTCCCTCGTCAACGGGATGGATGCGCAGCGCTGAAGGAGCAGCAGCCAGACTGTCAGCTATTACGGTAGCCCTTCGCACGCTCTGGACGCCGACCGCCTGCCCGGTTGATTTGCTACCGTATCTGGCGTGGGCGCTGTCAGTGGATCGATGGGATAAGGACTGGCCGGCGGCGAGAAAAATTGCAGCCATTCAGCGATCCTACTGGCTGCATCGCCGGAAGGGCACCCGTGGAGCGGTGCGTCGGGTGATCGAAGATATGGGGTTTTCTGCCACGTTTGCGGAGTGGTTCGACGTCGGCGACGAGCCGGGAACATTCAGGCTAGAAGTGGATGTTAATGATGTCGGGAGCACCCCTAAAACGCTGGATGAATTAAACCGATTGATCAGTGACGCGAAGCCGGTAAGCCGACACCTGTCGCAGCTGACCATTGCAACCAGTTCCCGTGGTATCGGGTGGGTGGGCGCGGCAATATTTGACGGCGAAATAACTACTGTATATCCACGTGGGTATATCGCAGATGACAGCATTTATTACGACGCCGCTGCGTTTTATAGCGGTAATTACCATTTCAAAGAGATATGAATATGCCAGATATTATTGAATCCGGAAAATGGGGAAGCAGTATCCCGTTAATTACCCGCACTGACAGGGTGGAGGGGGGTAAATCAGGACTTGTAAATATACAAACGGAGATTCTGGCGAACCGCACGCAATATCTGAAATGGATTTCCGAGTCATTGCAAAATGCAATTTATATCGGTGGAAGCGGTGTTGCACTCTATTCTACCGAGGGAGTATTGCGCCAGTCGATTCCCGATGAAGGAAAATACCTGGCTATAGATCAGTCTACCGGACGATATTACGTCTGGGATACGTCCGTTATTCCCTTACAGGATGAGACAACAGCATATCTTGCGAGGATGACTACGCAGCCCACAGCCATTCAGAAAGCGGCCATAAACCGCCTCTACTATGACCTGAAACGGGCGGGTATCCTGTCAAAACTTGATGGTCTCTGGCTTGGTATCAGTACGAGCCGCACTGATGCCCGGTTAAATCTGGCCGGAAACTCACTGACGCTTACCGAGCATGGTGACATCTCCTTTAATGCCACATCCGGGTGGACATTTCACGGCAGTGACTGGCTGGATACGGGGCTTAATCCCGGCGCAGCGACGGTGCATTATGGCAGGGACAGCGCATCGTTTGGCGCGCTCGTTGCTGGCGCATCAAACTCCGGGGTATTTATGGGGGCCTTTGATGGTGTTTCCGGGCTGACACTTTCCCGAACCGATAACATACTCAATGGCCGGATTAATAATAACCAGCTTTTGTCCGGTGCAATTTCGCCGACCGGAACAACCTTATTTTCGGTTTCCAGAACAGGTAAAAATGATGCTGTGCTTTATTGCGGAAATGAAGTGGTGGAGCGCAATCAGGTATCGTCCCTGAATCTCATCAATTCATCTGTCAGCATCGGGCGCGCTCAGGATGCCTCCGGGTGGTACACAAGCGCTAATATATGCGCGGCATTTGCCGGGGCCGGACTCAGCGAGACAGAAATGTTTGCACTGAATGACGCCGTTCAGCGCTATATCCACTCATTCCGTCAGACAGTTGCATCCGGCGCATGGGTGCAAACCCCTTTCTCACTGCTCAGCCCTGACTCAGTAGAAAGTATTTCATCTGGCATTGTTGACAGGAAGACCACATTACTCAGCAATGCGATAATTGCCTACGACCAGTATGGCGATATTGCCAGAACAACAGCTGACTCGACGGGCATTCGTGCACTGGATGAATCGACGGGGGTAATTTATGAACCGTCTGATATTCCCGATGCCGTCCTTGGTGAAACCACGGCATTCATTGCCAGAATGACAACCAGACCGGATGCCGTGCAACAGGTGGCGCTGAATCAGCTGATTTATTTGCTCAAAAAAGACGGCGTCTGGGACGCGCTGGAGGGGCTGTGGCTTGGCGTCAGCACGAGTTATGCTGATTCATTGCTGAACGTGGTTAAAAATAAATTTAACCTGACCAGCGATAATGCCCCTTCCTGGAATCAGTCCGGTGGGTGGACGTTCTCCCGCTCAGGTATGACCTGGCTGGATACGGGGTTTAATCCCTCACTTGCCGCAGGAAAGTTCGCCCTTGAGGATGCCTCCTTTGGTGCATTGCTTTTTCCCCCGGCAGGAATGACGGCAACAGGTCACATCATGGGGGCATTCAATGGCACCGACGGGATGGCGCTGGCTCCGCGCCCGTCACAGGCAACCAGCAGCCCGATGGCGGTACGACTGAACCAGGGTAAAGCCTACATGCCGGGTGATTACCCTGTCGCCAATGCTGTATACGGGGTTTCCCGTCTCAATGGGGAGCTTGCCGTATATCGTGAAGGTCTCCTGCTGGGGTCAACGACGCAGGCAGCGACAGCCCTGACAAATTCGAATGTGTTGCTGGGATGCTCTCAGAAAACAACCGGGTATCATATGTTTGACGGCGCTATCGGTGCTGCATGGGTGGGGGCGTCCCTCACCGCAAAACAGATGCTGACCCTGACCAATGCCATCAGGCGCTATAACGATGTATTCCGCAGTCGTATATCCCCGGACGCTTCCTGGTGGTCGCCGACTGACCGGCGGATGTATTCGCAGGCCGATATCATTGCTATTGCCGGGAGCAGAGCAGGAAGCTCAGCACTTGAACCGCCCGCCTCCGAGGCCACCGTGACCGCCGATATCAGCCTGGCACTCAGTGAACAGGGGCAGACGTACCGGGGCGGGTATATCGAAATTCAGCCTGATTCGTTTATCGGCGGAACCGAACCAGCGACCGACAGTACCACAGAGCTGTGGGGGTTCCCGCACTCGCTTACCCTGTCAGAGCAGAACCGCCTGCGAAGCATGATGCTGCCCGGCAACGGGTACGGTATTCATTATATTCGCCTCCCCCTCGGCTTTGCCTATCGTGGTTTTCGCAACATCGATACCGCGACAGGGCTGGCGAAAAATATCGGTGAGCGGTATGCGGGGCAAAATGCCGGCCTGAAAAGACTGATGGCTAACATTGTTGATGCGGGGGGCGGTCTGGCGCCGGAGTACTGGTGTCCTGCACCCTACTGGATGACCAACGGCAAATACGCGGGTACACCGTCAGCGTATAACCAGCCGTGGGCCGGGGGGGCGTATCCCCGTAAAACGACCCTGGATTCAATTAAAGGGTCAGACCCGGAGCAGTACGCGGCGCAAATCGACGCGATGTCAGATGCAATGCTGAATGACTTCGAATACCTGCATCAGAATGTTGGCCCGGTGCGTATGTATGGCCTGCAGAATGAACCGCAGTACGGCCACGAGTTGTATGGCGTGTGCAAATACACCGACCGCGTATACAGCGACCTGCTGGCAGCACTGCAGCCGAAAATCGCAGCCAGCGCAATTCTGTCGGAATGGGAAGGCCAGGCAAACACCCCGTTATTGCACGTAGCCTCTGATAACGACTGGCATATTGGCCAAACCTATATCGACGCCCACCCTGAAACCATCTGGGGATACAGCCATCACAATATTACCGCCATTGCCACGGACGCCGACTGGTTAAAGTCTTCGACGTTTATTAACCAGAAAGGGGGCAAGAAAAATGTTTTCGTGAACGAAACGGAATATATGCACCCGGAAAACAGCAGCAACGCCTGGAAGTGCGCCAACAATATGTTAAGGGATGTTCATAACCTGACGTTTGGCGGTGCGGAAGTTGTCATGCCTGTTATTCACCTTTGCAAACAGCTGGGAGAAAGTACCAGTTACACCTCAAACACTGACGGCTACGCCATTATGCGCTGTAACCTCCCTCAGAAGTATGGCGTCGCTCCCGGCGCGTCAGGTAATGAGGATTTCATCGGCTACGGTGGTTTTGGTGAAAATGCCTGGAACTATAACGCTTATCGTCTGACGGCTGACAACCTGCCTGTAGGCTCCATTCGCGTGGGAGGTCAGCCGACGATATCGACAGCGGGAATTGGTGTTGCGGCATTCAGGGCGGGAGGAAAGCTAAAACTCTTCCTGGTTAACCGTAACGCTGGTGCGGCAGCAATCACTGTGTCACTTGGAGCAGCCAAAACCCTGACGGGCAGACATTATGACCTGTCACATGCCGGTGATGCTCTGACGTCCAGAACCGGCAGCGCCATTACATTTGTGCTACCTGCATACAGCGGCCAGTGCTGGTCTGAAAAATAAGGGGCTAACGTGAGCGAATATGCAACGTATTTAACAGAGTACGGTTTAGCCAGAATGGCAGCGGCAGCACTCACTGGCGAAACTGTGGACTTTGCTGAAATGGGTGTTGGTGATGGTGGCGGGGTCGGGTTAACCCCTGATGCAGCCAGAAGTCAGTTAATTAACGAGTTATACCGCGCCCCGTTAAATCGCGTGGTGATAGCTGACCAGGCGGCAAACATTATCCGTACAGAGATGATAATGATGCCGCAGGTTGGCGGCTTCTGGCTACGCGAGGCCGCGCTTTATGACAGCAAAGGCTTATGTCTGGCGGTTGCCAGCCTGCCACCATCCTATAAGCCATTACTGGCTCAGGGTTCTGGCCGATTACAGGCCGTCAATATGTGGATTGCGGTCAGCAATACGGCAAATGTGGAGCTGAAAACTGACCCTACGGTTATCCTTGCTTCAGTTGATGAGGTGAACAAAGCCAGGGATGAGGCAAAAGATTATGCTGATAAGATTGTGGGAGACCTCGATAGTGATATTCAGAAGGCAATTTCTGACGCCATAACGGCAGCGCGGCGTGAGTTCTGGGAGGAGGAAAACCCGGTCGGCACGGTGAAGTTTTATGCGCAGAATGTTAACCCTAACGAGCGTTATCCATGGTCACAATGGGTGTACACCGGCGAAAATAAATCAATTCGCGTCGGCAAGGCTGATGGTTCGGACGTCGGGCAGACCGGCGGCGGCGATACCGTCACGCTTCAGAAGGCTAACCTTCCCGCCGTGCAGATTGATGTGAGCGGCGAAACCAGTGAGCAGGAAGAAAAGACGCTGACAACAACGGAAAACGGAGCGCATAACCATCAGGGCGGTGACGGTGCACCGGGTGAACAGTGGCGGGAAGGGACACACGGCACGGATAACCAGAAGGATGCTAATTTTAACCTGACCAGTGATGCGCCAGCGCACTCGCATGACGTTACTATCCCACCGCATAAGCACTCGACAACCGGCAAAACTGACAACCTCGGCGAGGGTAAATCGTTCAGCGTGGTTGAAGCGCACACTCTGCTGATGTGCTGGGCGCGGGTGGCGTGAGTATCGAGTACCGTCAAAATTAACCGTGCTGCAGCACGGTCAGAAATGGCGATGCTTGCCGGTATAAAAAAGCCCCTCGATGAGGGGCTTTTTGCTGGTTAAAGCAGGCTACTGAGGGAGTTTGATACCGAGTTAACGGCTTTGGTTGCGCTGGTTTTGAGATCATCCAGCACGTCACTGACTGACGACGTCTGTAGCTTCTCGCGGAAATCTGCATCCGCGCGACTGAGGCTGATCGTGAACTCAATCTTCTTGGGGTTGCCGTAGCGATCAAATTCCGTCTTTCCCCGCTCCAGCCGCGTCATGACGTACATTCCGTAAATCTGCCCGTCACCTTCAATCAGCGGCCAGGGACGACCGGCAAAGCCGATGGTCTCCAGCGCTGAAAGCGACCACCGCCCGCCGGTGATTTCCGGATAGAGCACACCGTCAAGGGTGATCGTATCGTCACCCGGCCCGATATACTGCCAGGCCGCCGACTGATTAACCCGGTCATTTTTAAC